GCGATACGGGGCGGGGTCGATGCGCACCGCTTCGACCAGTTGCAGGCCGGAGTGCTCGATCCGGTCGATGCGATAGGTTTGACCGTTCAGGCGCACCACATCTCCTGCCCCAAGGCCAAGCTGCGAGGGTGGCAGGGCAAAACGGGCGGTATCGCGGGCGATGCGCGCCTCGGCCAGCCAGCGTTCGGCGATGGCTATCGCCTCGGGCGCGGTCAGAACCAAGGGGATTTCGCTGGTGGAAACCACATCTTGGGACAGGTCCGGCGCGCTGGCCTCGGCGGTGGCGATGGCGAAATCGCCTTCGGTTTCAACATAGGTCAGGCGCACGCGGGCTGGGGTTTCCAACTGTGAGAGGCGGGCAGTTTCCAGCGCGCCGTCGATCTCGGGGCTGCGCGCAAGGGTTTCGGGGGCAAGGGCGATGGCCCCCAGACCGGTGCGGCGCTTGAAGGTGATACGGCCCTCGCGCTCGACCACCTCGATGCCATGGGCCAGCAGCAGGGGTTGCAGGGCGGATCGGGCAGTGGCGATATCGGCCAAAGCATAGCCACGCAGCGTGCCCAGCGGATCGGCAAAGCCTGCATCCGGCAGGCCCGAGGCGGCGCAAATCTCGGCGATGACGGCGGCAAGTTGCTGGCCAGAGGTGCGCCCGTTCAGCCAATGACCCTTGTCGTAATTCGCGGCATCGCCCCAGATTTCGGTGTTGCGCGGGAAATCGGGAAAGGGACGTGCATCCCATGCCCATGCCAGCGCATTGGCAAAATCGACCATCGGTCCGCTATAGGCGGGCGAAACGGGGTTGTTGGCCGGATCGGCCCAATGCTCGGCCATGGCCTGAAAATAGACAAGTTGGATCAGGTCGTCCCGGTGGCCCGAGGAGTAGACCGGAAGGCCGGATTCCGAGGATTTGAAATCAAGGAACTTGTTGGGCTGGTTGGTGGCCTTATCAAGCGCCGAGCAGCCGTATTCGATAAAGCGGATCGGCTTGGAGGCGGGCACCCAAGCGGTGGGCGTGGCCGCGCGCACCCCTGCGATGCGGTTGTGATGCTGGTTCTGCCACCAGCCGCGCAGGTCTTTGTAGCGGAACACCCACGGCTCGTCATAAGCGCCGTCGGTGATGGGTCTGCGCGCTTGGGCGGCGGCGCCTTCGGGGCTGTCGTAATACCAGTCAAATCCCTCGCCCCCCGCGATATTGGCGCGCAGGTAGGCGGCGTTGTGGATTGATCCCCATGCGGCATCGGCATGGGTCTCGCCGTCGCGCCAGTCGGACAGTGGCATGTAATTGTCGATGCCGATCAGGTCGATGGCAGGGTGGGACCACAAGGGATCAAGGTGGAAATAGACGTTGTCGCCGCTGTGGTAGCCGAAATATTCGGTCCAGTCGGCAGCATAGGTGATCTTGGTGCCAGCGCCCAGAATGCTGCGCACATCGGCGGCCAGACTGCAAAGCGCGGTCACAGCCGGAAAGCTGTCGGCGGCAGCGCGGATCTGGGTCAGACCGCGCAGTTCCGATCCGATGCAGAACGTATCAACCCCGCCTGCGGCTGCGCAAAGCATGGCATAATGCAGCACAAAGCGGCGATAGCCCCAATCTGCGGGGCCGGAATAGCTGACGCTGGTGCCGGTGGTGGTGAAATGGGCCGGTTGGGCCGTGCCGAAAAAGGCAGCAACCTCGGCTTCGGCGGCGGCGGTGCGGTCTGTGGTGCCGTCCTGTCCTGCGGCCTTGGCAAGGGTGATGCGGCCCCGCCACGGCAGGTGCGGTTGGGTGGAAGCATCCGACCACGGGTCGGGCAGGCTGTTGCCTGCAAGCTGATCCATCAGGATGAAGGGGTAGAAGGTCACCTGTTGGCCGCCCGCGCGGATGGCCTGAACTGCCTCTACCACAGCAGCATCGGCGGGGGTGCCGCCGTAGATCGGTTTGCCCTCGGATTGCGGGACGGCGCTGGCGGCGGACCGGGGGATCCCGTTGACGCGCCACGGCATGCCGACGCCATCGTATTGGGTTTGCTCGACCTTGGGTTTGATCTGGCAAGAGGCGCAGCGCAGGTCAGAGCCGAACCACGACACCACCAGCGAGGCCCCCGCCGCCCGCGGCAGGGCATCGCGCAACTGGTCAAGGGCGACCACCATATCGGCCTTCCCCGCAGCCGTGTTCACATTGGCGCTGCGGTTCACCCCCGGCCCATAGGCATAATGCACCGCCGTCGTCGCAAGGGCATATTCGCCCGTCCCGGGGATCAGCGCCACGCCGGGCACCGTTTGGGCCAGATCGGGGAAGGCGGCAGCGGCGCTGCCTTGGGCGGGGCGGACGACTTCGAAGCTGAACTGCGGCACACGGTTGCCAAAGGGGGACAGATCGAGATCCTCGATCACCACATAGGCGGTGCCGCGATAGGCGGGGGCAAGGCCCGCGCCCTCGACCGCCTCTATCTTGGGGTCGGGCAATTGGGTTTCATCGCCGGGATAGACCCGCAGGTTCAGGCTGTCGGGCGAAATCTCGTTCCCGTCGGCCCAGATGCGCCCGATGCTTGCGATGCTGCCTTCGCACAGTGCGACGGCAAGGCTGATGCTATAGCTGAACTGGTTGGATTTCGGCTGCGGCGCGCCCTTGCTGCCGCCCTGCCGCGTCACCTGCTCTTGAAAGCGCGTGGCCCAGATCACCTGCCCCGAGACACGCACCCTGCCCCAAAGCTTCGGGATCGGCGCGCCCTCGCTGGCCCCCATCAGGCGAAAGCGGTCGACGCGGCCCACATCCACCGGATCAGAGCCTGCCCCAAGGATGCGCTGGTCGATCACCCGGCCCAAGGTTGCCCCCACCGCCCGCCCGATCACAGCACCCGACAGGCCCAGCAAGGTGCCTCCAAAGCCAGAGCCAAGGGCAGCCCCTGCCGCAGATAACAGAATGGTGGCCATGGTCAGGCTCCTTCGGGAAATGAGAAACGGGCGACGATCTTGCGGGCCCAAGGGGCGGTCAGCGCACTTTCGATAACGCCATGACCTGTGTAGGCGTGGATGAAGGCGGGCGGCTGCAGGGCCGACTGAAGCCCCAGATGCTTGGCCACGCCCCCTGCCCGCATCCGGAACAGCAGCACATCGCCAAGGGCCGCATCCGCCAGCGGCTTGGCCACCAGCCAGCGCGACGCGGCCCGCCACAGCACCTCGTCGCCCGAGGCTTCGGACCAGTCGGCGCTATAGGCGGGCACGTCCTGGGGCTCGGTGCCGTAAAGCGCGCGCCACAGGCCGCGCAGCAGGCCAAGGCAGTCGGTTCCGGCCCCGCGCAGGCTGCCCTGATGCAGATAGGGCGTGCCAAGCCAGCCGCGTGCCAGATCAAGGATGCGCAGCGGTTGGGTCATCTTGTCGGCACTCCGCCGGTCAGGCTGCCGCCATCGCTGGGCCGATCCGCGACGGGGTAAGAGGCCAGCCAGTCCTCACCGGGGATATGGGGAAACCCCCGGAAGTTGGCGAAATTGGCGAATTTGGTGCGGCAGGTTTCGGCGTGGCGGTCGCAACCGGCCTCAAGTTGCACCTGATCGCCGATGCCGATCTGGCGCGGCAGGGATTGCCACAACTCGATCACGCGGGTTGCGGCGTCCAGCCGGTCGGTCTTGACCATCTCGACCAGCCCCGCTGCGGCCCCTGTCAGCACCGTCAGCCGCCCGCGTTCAAACCAGCGCGCAGAGGGCAAGGACGCGCCCGTCAGCAACAACCGGCCCAAAGGGTCGATGCCCGTCAAAGTGGCAGTGGCGCGATAGCCGGTCTGGTCAAGGGCGAACCCGCAGGCCGCATCGCCCAGAACGGCGGTGCATCCTGCCTGATAGGCCCGCCCGCGCGGCTGGTTCAGACGGTCGGTCAGCCCGCGCAGTTCTACGCGGAAGGCACCGCCCGCGCGGACAACCTCGCCAAAGCTGCCACGGAATTGCTCGATGCGCTGGGCGGGAACGGCCCAGTTCACCACCCAGGCGCGCACCTCGGCCGCGTCAAAATGGCCGGCGAGAATGTCGGCCTCGGTCAGGGCGGCATCCGACAGCGCGCCCATGGCCTCGGTATTGTCGACCGCAAGGCCGGTGGTCTGTTGCACGGCCTTGGCGTTTAGCCCCGTGGCGGCCCGAAAGGTCTGACCGTCAAAGGAAAGGTCCTGATCATGGTCGGTAAAGCCGAAGCCCACGCCATCCTTGCGCTGCACCCACCATGCGCGGCAAACCGTTGTGACACCGCCGCGCAGATGGTCCAGCAAGTCCTGACGCGCGCTCATAGCCGCACCTCGACCACCGGCACATTCGGGACTTCACCCGCGTTGAAGGTGGCGACCGAGGTCTGGATCCGGTCGATATCAAAGCGCACCGGCACGTCGAATTCGAACCCTGCCGAGACGACCGCGCCGATATCGGGGGGCGAGGTGAAGGTAACCACCCCGCGTTCGGGGTCGACGGTGAACTCCATCCCCTCGACCTTGGGATCATTGGCCAGCGCCACGACAACCGTTCCGGCCACGGGTTTGCGGATCGGACGCGCATAGCTGGCGCTGCCGGACTGATACAGCTTTACCAGCGCGAATTCGGTGGTGATGCCGTCGCCTACGCCCAGCCGCTGATCCTGCGGCGAGACCGCCTGCGAGGGCTTGCAAGACCGGAAATCGGCCCAATCCTTCCAGCGGAAGGCGTGCAACTGCCCGCGCCGCGCCTCGAAAAACGCGATCAGCGTCTCGACATCATCAAGGCTGCGCAGGCCCATCCCCGCATCATAGCGGCGGCGAGAGTGTTCCCATGGCGTGTTGCGTTCCTCAAAGCCGTTGGCAAGGGTGATGACCTCGGTCTGGCGTTCTGGGCCACCCAGCGCGCCAAAGGACAACGAAGTCGGAAATCTGATCTCGTGAAACGCCATCTGCCTGCCTCATTTGTTGCGTTGACCGCGCGCCAGCATGCGCGAGGCTTGCGCCGCGATCTGGCTTTGCGAGCGTTGAAAGCCTGCGACGTCGGGGGTCTGGATATTCATCACCACGGTGACGGGGCGTGCGCCGCCACTGGCCTGCACGCCAAGGCGGCCATCTGGGCCGCGCGCCAGCGGCATGATCGCCTCTGGCCCCGCCTCGCCCATCAGACCGCGCCCGTTCCGCATCGCAAATCCGGTGGGCTGCGCCACCACACCGCCCTTGGCAAAGGGCATCACGCGGCCTTGCGCAAAGCTGGCGCCCTTTTCAAAGGGCATCACCCCTGACAAGAGGCTGTTGATCCCCTCGGCCAGAAAGCCGCCAACCGCGTTATGGACCGGCTTCATCGCGATGCCGTAGACGGTGTCGATCATGGTGGTTGCGACGCCTTTCAGCGCGTCCGACAGCTTCATGCCGTCAAACACCAGCCCTTCGAAGGCGCGCCGCAAACCACCGCTGATGCCGTTCGACAGCGCCCCCACCTCGCGCCCCGTGAAAACCAGCGAGTCCTTCATCTTGACCAGCTCGCCGTCAAAGGCCGCAACCACGCTGGCGGTGCCGCCCAAACTGGCCTCCAAAGCCGCGATCTGCTCCTGAAGGTCTTGAAGATCAGCCATCTGCCGCCTCTTTGCTAAGATCGGGGAATGCCGCGGCCAGAGCGTCCAGCCGCGCGCGTGTCAGGGGGGGCTGCGCGCCTTCCAGCCCCAGCAGGATCGCCAGCTCTACAGGCGTCAGCCGCCAGAACGCCTCGGGGTGAAGCTGCAGGCGGCCCAGACCCGCCCGCACCAGTCCCGCCCAGTCGATCCGCCTCATTCGGGGTCCGGCAGGGCAAAGGCGCGCGCCAAAAGTTCGGCCGCCACCCGCGCGGCCCTCATCGGCCCGCCACCGATTTCGACAGTCCGCAGATCGGCCGCCGTGCCCTGCCAACCGCCACCGCGCAGGCCCGCCACCAGCAGCGCCAGCACATCGCGCGTGGAAAAACGCTGCGCCTCGAACCGTTCGACAAGATCGATCAACGATCCGGTCTCCAGCGCCACCTCAAGTTCCGCCAGCGCGCCAAGGGTCAGTTTGGCGACATGGCGCTGGCCATCGAGCGTAACCGCCACCTCGCCCGCATAAGGGTTCGCCATCAAAGTGCCGTGAAGCTCAGCGCGCCCGCCGAGGCCAGCGACATCTCATAGGTCGCCTCGCCGTTATGGCTGCCCGCATATTCGATCGAGGTGATCTGGAACGCCCCCTGCACCACGCCAAAGCTGGGGATGATGACCTGAAAATCCGGCATCTCGGCGTCAAAGAAGATCTGCCGCGCACGCTCGTCGGTATTAGCATCGCGGAACACGCCAGACCCCGAGATCGCGGCGGTCTTGACCCCTGCCCCTGCCAGCAGCTCGCGCCAGCCACCTGCGCTTTCCAGCGAGGTCACATCCACCGTCTCGGCATTGAAACTGATCCGCGTGGCGCGCAGGCCCGCCACCGTCACGAATTGCCCGTCGCCCACCAGATCGACCTTGATCAGCAGGTCTTTGCCATTCTGCACAGCCATCATCCGTCTCCGTTTGAAAGGTTAAAGCTCGATCCGCGCGCGGAACCCCAGATCGATCCGGCGCACGTCGCCCTGATCGATCCGCCGCGCCACGGCCCGTTGGAATTGCAGCGATACCAGCGTGCCAGTGGTCAGCGTCAGCGCCGCGCCCACCAGCGCATCCGATACCGCCGCGGCGATGGTCTTGGCCGACAGGAATCCTGTTG